ATGAAAGACGCACCTCGACATATGGGATACCGGGCCGCGGCGCGCGGACAGCCACTGGATGCGTGCCCCTTTATGAAGGTGAGCGAGCTACCCACCCACACCGGCGAGAGTTTCACCCACTGGCGCGCGAAAGTCGAAGCGTGGGAACAGGGTTGGTACGATTGCGTCAACGAACGCCCCGCCCTTACCGCTGAGGAAGCTGCCAATAACGGACGGGGAATAAGCGCCCACCATCAGTAGAGCAGCTTCGGCGAATGCCGTATTGCGCTACGTCGGAACCCGATGTAATTTCGCCATACCTGCGGAGGGGGTGGACACCTCCGTGGGCCAACCACCCGGTCACGCGCCTTCTTCGCCGCGTGTCGCGGGTGGGCCACCCAAGCACCTCTCCCGGCTGCTCATTCCGCGCCTCGTCCTTTCCTTTTGGGTCCGGCCCACCGATCGAGCGCTTGCTGTCGAGCGGCCTCCGCTTGACGGAGCGTACGGTAGAACATCGCACCGCTGGCGACCAGCGCCCCCAAATCCTTCTCGTTTAGCTTAGGCGCAAGCCGCTCCAGGTGGCGCGCATAGATCATCAGCACGCTGTCCCAGTCGTCGAGGTTCGGCGCCGGCGCAGGCGTCGAGATCATTATGGCCAACAACTCTTCACTGTCCATACGCGGGCCTCAATTTCAACCAACCCAGCATGTCACGTCGCGTCAGAGAAGTCGGAAAGAAACAGTAAGAGCAGCCCTCTGGCGTCACCAGAGCTTGTTTCAATTGAGGCCTAGGGAATGCCGTCAGACCGGCGTACGTTGGGGGGGTGGCATCTTCGTCACAACAACTAAAGAGGCATCATCATGACATTCCCCACCCGTTTCGCCGCAGGCCCGCCCACTCAACCCGGCCAAGACAACCAGCCGAGCAAGCAGCAAGAACAGCAGAGCCAGCAAGAAAAAGAAGACGCAGCGCGTAAGCAGGCGCAAGGCGATGCGCTCAAGCAGCGCACGCCGCAGTAGCAATCCCGCGATCAAGCAGTCATCCTGCCTAGGTTGAACTGTGATGCTGTGAACTGACGCTGACTCATCGCATGGACGCGAGAGCCAGCGTATAACTTCATTCGTGATGGCCTGTGGCTTCGTGCCCTTCCTGGCCGACCAGCTGGGTCGCCACGCCCATGAAGAAATAGGCGTCAGCCTTTCACCTTGCCGAAGAGCGTGATCGCCGCTGCGAGGGATGGCTCCATGCCGTGGCGCGTGCCGTTCGCCGCCCAAACCTCGTACTGCCAGCGGTTCTGTGCGAACACCCGGCAGATGGTCCAGCCGCCAGGCCCCGCCCAGTAGTATTCGTCTCTCTGCTGCCAGTCCGTCACATCCGCCATGTTCCGTCCCCTAACGGCCAAAATCGGGGCCTAATTGCACCGCTTTGGTGGCGAATTATACTGGATATACGTACAGTATTTTTCGAGCAAGACCGTGAAATTCCAGTGCAGCGTCCTACGCACACACCACCTTGGCGAACGCCGCCGCGACAATGATCCAGGCCAGCCCGTTGTGGGCACGGTCCACATGTACTCCATGCCCCATGACGGGCTGAACCGCTACGTACCCCGCCTGACCATGGAGAGCGTGGCCAAGTTCGGCGCCCGCATCCCAAGCGTGATCCCCGACCTGCTTGACCCAGTGTTGCTGACGTTTGGATCGGACCGGGGCATGATGGTCTGCGGCTTCGAAGAAATCGCAGGCATCCGCTACTACCAGGGGTGGTGGATGCAATGGGTCACCGAGGCCCCGCCTCAACCGTAGCGGGGCGGCGCCTATCGCTGCCAAGCCTGGCAGGCCTGCAGCTGGGCCGTCAGTTGCCGGATGCCGGCCCGGAGGGCGAAATAATCCGATCGAGCAGCGGGATCAAGTTCGGCGCGGGTTCCATGATCCACGCCGGCGGCGGCGCTGGCTTCGGGCACTCCACGGCCGGCGGCGGAGCAGGCGGCACGGACGTGCAACCGCTGGCGCCCAGCATCAACATCAGCCCGCAGGCCATCGTCTTGAATCTGCGCATTGCGCATCCCTCCATAGGCGGCCCACTCGGCACGCCAGTTCCGTTCGTTGATTTCCGCGACGTCCGCTTGGCGCCGCGCCAGGATCTCGCGGGCTTGCCGCTGGCCCTCGGCCAACTCGTCCGCCCGCGCCGCGCGCAGGCTCGCCAGCTGCTCGCCATAGCGCCAGCCCTGCGCTGTCCACGCGGCAGCGCCGAGCGCAAGCGCGCCGGCCAGCGCTGCCGCCGCGTATCCCTTCCACCCGGCCAGCGCGCCCGCAGCGCGCGCCAAGGCGCTCACGGTGCCACCTCGGCAGCGGCCTGGCGGTAAAGGGGCGGCCAGCTGTCCGGCTTGGGCTTGCCCGGACGCCAGGTACGCAGATAGAGCGACCAGCCGGCGTCCGCATCGCCGACGGCCGGCAGCTCCTTCGGATCGGTCCACAGGAGCAACCGCGCAACGCCGGCCGCCAGCACGTCGTCATACTCCAGCGCGGCGTAGATCGCGTCCGGGTCACAAGCCACGCTGCGAGCCTTGCACAAGGCCGCCACGTGGCCCTTGCTGGCCGCGTGCAGGAACACACCCCACACGCCGCCACGGCTCGCCCGCGTGCCCTTTTCAAACTGCCAGAAGCCGCGCGCCGGCCCGCCGATCTGGCGCCGGTGAACGAAGCGGCTTTCCTGCAGGCCGATTGCCAGCAGCATTACGCGCGCCTCGGCCGTATCCATGCGCACCGGCAGCAGCGCCAGCGCGGGAGCAATGGCGGTGTCGATCATGGTCTTCAGATCCATGGTTCAGCCCTCCCCGCCCGACCGCAGGCCCAGCAGTTTGGCGCGCACCTCGGCGAGCCATTGCAAAAGCCCCTTTTGCCGCATGCTCGCCATCCAGCGCATGTAGGCACCCAACACCCACCAGGCCGGCAAACCGGCCAGCAACATGCTCGGCCCCAGCACATAGAACTTGGCCAGCAGCGCGTCGTCGCTACCGGCGCCGTGCTGCGCCAGCCACGTCATGGCCTCCATCAACCCCGGCTTCCAGGCGATGACCGCGCCGGCGAGCGCAGGGCCGAACATGAACGAACAAGCGACCGTGCAGATGGTGCGTACCGTGAACTCGCGGCCGGTACGCGGCGGCATGATCAGAAGCCCCAGAATCGCCGCGATTGCTGCCGGCACACCGTAGGCCATGGCGACCTTCACCGCCGCCAGCCCTCCCAGACCTTCAAGGCCCTTCAGGGCCGCCAAGCCGCCCAACCCCGTGGAACTCGGTTCCATAATTTCCCTGCTCCTGTTTACGGTGTGCATGTCTGCCTCTCCCGTTAGGTCAAAAAAAACCCGCTCTTAGCGGGTGTCGGTACAACAAGAAAAATAGAATTGCGTTACAACCTGGGGCTTTTGCCGCGATGAAACCCTGGTCCCGCCGTCAGCCTCGCAGAAAGCCCGCCCCGACCCTTGCCGACGCGCTCACGCGCTACCTGGCCGAGGTTTCCGCCACAAAGAAGGGTCATGTCTCCGAACAGTCGATTGCGCGCATCTGGCGCGCGACGCGCCTGGCTATCCGCCCGGTCGACCGCATCCGCAGCTCGGACCTGACGGAACTGCGCGACGAATGGCTCAAGGACCGCGCGCCCGCCACCGTAGTGCGGCGCATGGCCTTCCTGTCACACGTCTACACGGTGATCCGCAAAGACTGGGGGTTTGACCAGCTGGCCAACCCCGTACAACTGGTGCGCCGGCCGGCGGTCGACGACGCGCGCGACAGGCGCCTATTCGACCGGATCACGCTGCGAGGCGTCTCCGACGACGACTGTCCGCGCAAAGAGCTGGAATGGATCATTCGCGCCACCCGTTCCGCAGAGCTGCCGACGATCCTGACCGTCGCCAAGGAGACCGGCATGCGCCGGTCCGAGGTGGTCGGTATCCAGCGGGAGCACCTGGACTTCATGCACGGCGTGGTCCATCTGCCGCATACGAAGAACGGCCGCGCCCGCGACGTACCCCTAACGCCTCGGGCGCGGGAGGCCCTGCGCCGCTGGGTCACGGGCAAGCCGATGCGGGGCCGCATCTTCACGATGCAACCTGGCTCCGTTACCCGGGCCTTCATTCGCGCCCGCCGGCGCGCCCGGCTTCGCTACGAGGGGATCTGCCGGCATCACGGCCGCCGGCCCAACGCGGCCTACTTCCGGGACCTGCGGTTTCACGACCTGCGGCACGAAGGCACCTCACAGCTTGCGACGGTGTTCCAGATCCACGAACTGGCGAAGGTCAACGGCAACGTCGACACCCGCATGTTGCTGCGCTACTACCATCCACACGGACGCGAGCTGGCGCAGAAACTGGCCCGCAGCCCACTTGGCCGGAAGCAACTTGAAGAAATGCGCCGCGAACGCGAGATCGAACTGGAGGCCCTACCGCTGGCCGCGTAGCCCTACCCCTCCGCGTCGGCGTCACCAACATCGCGAGGCGGCTCTACCGTCGTCAGCCAGGCCGGCAAGGGCCCCCAGCCGGGGTAGCTGACCTTTCCGGTTGCGCCGTCATGCTCGCCGCCGATCGAATACGGCGCGCCCGTTTCCACCACCCAAAGAGGCGTGGTGCGATAGTCCTCGACCATGGTCCAGGCGTCGCCCAGGCGCCGGGGCCATTTTCCGGCCGGCGGCGCCGGCGGCGCGTCCTCGTACGCGCCGTAGGGAATATTGAACGAACCTGGCGTCAAGGCCAGTTCATTCGCGGTCGATTGATACAGGTAAAGGCCGTCGTTATCGGCCTGGAATACTGCTTTCTGCATGTTGATTTACTCCTTGCAAATGAAATTTGCACTGCAAATGCGCGGGCGCTGGGATCCAAACAGCAGGGAAGCAGCATTGCAGTGAACGGCGGCCCGACCGGCCTTTCCTCGATCGCTGACTACTCGACGACCGGCGTCGCCGTTTGGGGACTGGAACCCGCGCAGGCGGTAGCCGGGATGAAGATCGCCAGCACGCCTGGAACAGCCGGCATTCCAACGTCTGGCAACGTTGCCCGGGTGAGGCCCGCCAACGTTGCCTATCACCCTCGCATTCACGTCTGACGTCACCTTCACTGCAAATGCGAGAGCACTCGCAAGTCGCCAGGCTGGGGCGTTGCAGGCTCACCGGCACCAGCTGTTTGGATACCTGATGTCGGCGAACCCAGCCGGCGGCGGCCTGTTTGGGCTGAATACGGGCGCTGGCTCCGGCGTCAGTTCGACGTACATCGGCGAAGCGGGAGGAGCCGAGACCCGGCCCCAGAACGCGGCCTATCACCCGCGCATTCATGCATAAAGCTACGTATGAATGCGCGGGTGAAACGCGACGTTGACGGGGCGAGTCTCGTACGAGATCCGCGGCGTTCCGTGAACCCCGTCCGTCACGATGACCTGCGTACCTTCGTTGAGCGATGTATAGCCGCTAAAGGTTCCAGTGCCGCCGATGTAAGGGCCGCCGGCCGGATCCTGGCCCCAACGGACCCTGACGCGGAACCCTTGCAGGGCATCGCGCTGCGCCGATCCTATGGCCCTCGCATTTGCAGTGTCAGCGTCAGTTCCGGTGAAACGACGGAACATATCGCGCAGATCCGGCACGCGGAACTGGGTCGCCGAATAGTCAGAAAACCAATGCGCGCCGCGGTTCGCCTGCCAAATGGCCTCGGTTTTGACCAGCCCCTGCTCCTGGGCATAGCCCCAAAGACGCGCGTAGTCAGCTTTCGACAGCAGACCGCCGATCGCATCGACTTCGCTGATCAGCGGGGCTGCTGTATGTCCATCCAGCGGCCGACCACAAAGCGACGACCTGTACCCATTGAAATAGGCACTCGCCGACCAGCGCCACACCTCTTCGCACTCGGTGACGATAATCGGGCCGATGTCCTCCGTGGGCAGCGCGGTAATGGAATAGATGGGCGGCCGGCCCGAGACAGCCAAGGTGATCAGCTTTTGGATCGCCTTGAACAGCAAAGTGTTGTCGTTGCGGTTCAGCGTCTGACCGCCCCCCTGGATGACGGTCGCCAATTCCTCCTGCATTGCGTTGAATGCATAGGCAGGCCATTGAGTCGCGGGCTTGTTCGTAGCGGGATTGCCATCGGTCGCCCACCCGGGCGTACCGGTCGCCGGGGCCGTATCCGCCTGTTCCTTGGTCACGGTGTAAGGTGCAATCAAAAGATCCATTTAGGTCTGCTCCGTATACGAAAAATTGAGCAAGGTGTGCGCGGGCTTGGATGCCAGCAACTCACATTGCAAGACGTTGTTATTCCAGTAGGAAAATGGCCCGCCAAACGAGTCGCCAAAATGCAGACGATTGACGGTGAAGGTAGGTGCATTCACCTGCCAAGCATGCGCCCAGTCGGCGCCCCCAAAGGGCGTGCCGAACCGCTTTCCGAATCGGGACGGCATGAATTGCCTCACCACCACGTCGTAGCCCAAACGCTGCGCCAACCCGGTGAAATACGGAATTGACTGGCCGCCGGTGGCCGTGAGCCGAGCGACTACCTGCGCTCGGCGGGCCTGAATCGTGGGCGCAGGCCCGGCACACGGGTCCGGCAACCCCAGGGTCAGTTCCCACTCGGGGAGCAGCTCGTAGGTCGAACCCGGGAAGGCATCGACAAGAAGTTGATTTGCGCGAGCGGTGTTGTCTTCGTAGATCGTCACCAACCCGAGCAGTGCGCGGCTTTGGACGCTGGTGACATCTCGCGACCAGACTCGCCCTCGCGGCAGGAGGCTCATGAATGCCTGAAGGAAGTCTCCAGCTCGTAGTTTCAAGCCCATACCTCCCCCTATAGGTACGTGACGCCACCAAGCGTTGGCAGCTGTCCAATCGCGTTCGTGACGTTGCCGGGGTACACGGTCACAACGCCATTCACCGTGCCGGCCACCTCGGTCAGAAGCCACCCCGATGCGCCAGAAACGCTGTTAATCGCGCCCTCGATGTCATTGCGGTTGATCGTCCCGCCGCGGGCATCGCCGGTTCGAAACAGCACATCTGCCAGCGCGGCCGATATTGCGTTTCGCGTCGCGGTGCCAGCGCCCGCCAGGCCGGATATCTTGAAATGCAAACTGTTGTCCACCGGCGCGCACGCAAAGACGAGTGCGGTAACGGGCTGCAGGCCGATCAGCGCATCAGCCAGCACCAGCTGGTCGCCCGTTGCGACAGCGGCACGCGGCAAGCCGTCAGGCCCCTGATCATGCTGCGACACGCCGTTGCTTCCCTGGGGAAATCCACCGTGCGGAGCCTGTGCCGTATCCATCATGAACCGCACGACCACCGTCCCTGCCCCCATGCCGTTGGGCGAACACCAGGCACGGCTTACCCCTGGAACGGCCAGCGCCCAGCGGACGTAGTCATCCGCATTGCCACCGTGTGGCGTCTCCTGATAGGCGGCAATGACCCGCTCGCTGTATGCGTCCGGAGACTCCACATCGGCGCCGGTAGCGATCGCGCCCACGACCACGCCAGTGGATTGCAGGCCCGTGATAGTCGAGGAAAGGGTCACAGGCGTGCCGGCCGGACAATTCCCCGCCGCTCCAGCCGCTGTCGCACGAAGGACGACAACCGCCTTTCCGTCCAGGCCGACCGCTTGAGTCGCATCGACCGTGTAGGCCGTTCCGTCCGTCCGCTTGACTTCGATCCCGGCGCTGATGACGACCCCGGCCGCCCCAGTGAACTGGGCGGAAATCACGGCCGCCACGGCGTCCTTCCGGAATACGTTCTTCAGCGCCCCCCAGCCCGCGAGGTACTCGTCCGTCGCGGTCCAGGGAACAGCTTGCTTTGATATCCAGTCGATATAGCCGAAGTGCAAATGCGCAAGTCCGGCTTGGGCGACGCCCAGCACGCGTAGGACAGCCTTGCGCAGGAGCGCATTCGCGCCATCCAGGGTCGCGTTGATATCTGCCAGGACCTGATTTCTCAGTTCTGACAGAGTGGGACGAGAAAATGGCATATCAGTTGATTCCGTTCCAGGCCCAGAGGTATTTCCCCGTGTGCAGGGAATCACCCCCAGGCGAATAAGCAATGATCTGGGCGCCGAGAAAGGACTCGCGGACCCACTCCACGCTGATATCGAAACGCGCCACCACGCCGTCATCGATCAGCCACTTCAACGCCTCGGCGAGATAGTCGTAGGCGCGGTTCAATGTCGCCTGGGTCTGCTTCTCCCGCTGCAGGAGCCAGAGTTTGCTGCCGAGCGGCGAATCGGGGTCGAACTGGTCGCCCCACCACCCCCGCGGATCCCCCGTTCCATCCGGAATGACGTCGTCAGGCGCAGCCATCGCGTCCGTGAAGACGCTGACCAGCATGGCCGTGGCAAGGTCCGCCCCCGTGAGCAATGCGCCATCTGCCAAGGCCCAATCACCGTGTGCAACGGCAGCATCCCAAACTGTGCGGATGTCACTCATTGGGGCACCTCGGGCTTGTCGGATACCACGGTCGATCCACCGGACTGAACATTTTTCACGGGGTGATGGTGGTCGTTGAAGACGTCGCGCATGCCCTTCATGGTCCGATTGTTGGACTCGTAGTTGTCCTGCATGTCGCCCGTGGACCTGACAATAGGCGTCTGCAAGTCGATCCCACCAGGCGCAACGATGGTCAGCTTTCCGCTCAGGTTCCAGGTCACGTTGTTCGCGTTGTTCACGACAACGTCTTGACCCTTGGCCTCGACGACGATACCGCCACCGGCTGTCAGATAGACATACTTGCCGTCTTCGCAGTACAGCTTCGTCTCACCGGGCGCCAGGCCCCGAGGCCGGCTCGCCTGATGATTCACGCCCACCACCATGGTGGACGATCGGTCGCCCGATACGGAAACCAAAGCGGCGTCGGAACCCATCGGAGGATTAGACGAGACACCAAACTCCTGGGGCCGCACCCGCCGGTCCGCCACTTCCAGCCCGCTGGCCCGCACCTGCATCATCTGCACCGGACCACTGTCATCCACGGTCGTGACGACACCACGCCCTACCATCATCTGAAGCCGGCGCCACAGTCTTTCCATTGCTTGTTCCATATCACCCCACTACTTGGTCCGGTGCGAATTGCGCCCAGATGAAGGGCTGCTGGTAGAACGCCTGCGGCGGCATCAACACCACGTCGCAGGTCGTGCCGGCCCGCCCGCGGTTATAGGTCGTCTCGGCGATCAACCACGATACCGGTGAAGTTGCGGATCCCAGCTTCAGCGATGGGAGTGCGACGGATGCCATCGTATTGGGCGTGTAAAGCGCCCCCGCTGAATCCCGCCAGCTGTCAGTGTTCAACCGGACAAAAAACGAGCGTCCTTGACGTCGCGACATCTCCCACTTCGCCCTGTCTTCAGCCACCAGGCTGCCGCCCATCAAGTTCTCCGACAGCACAACCCTCGGACGGTATCGAGGCACGCTTTCATCTACAAGATGCGCGATCTGGTTCGGTGCGCCACCAATGTCGCTGAACTGATCAAGGCCTTGATAGATCGCGTAGTAGTCGCTGAACTTCTGATCCATCGAATACGACGCGACGGCGGAACCAACATTCACTCCCTCCTGGAATCCACTGGCTGCCGCCTGAAGCCCGATTCCAGACAGAAGCAAATCCCCCGAGGGCGTGTCATAAAGCAACAGGCCACGGTATCGGCAAACCCTTTCCAGGATGTCGTAAGCGCTTTCTCCAGCGATGATTACCACTTGCTCGATGGGCGCGCCCTGGTTCGTGCCTTCGGCCAGGCTCGCCTTGATGCCAAATGGGGCGCAAAGCGTCTGCGCGATATATAACGCGCTGGCATTCGTCAACTGCAATCCGTCGAAAACCGCGGCACAATCCACGATGTCCTGGCACTTGCTTCGTCCGACCAATGTCACCGAATGCGCGCCGTCAGTGAACGAAGGCACGAAGCGGTCGACCCAGCCAGTGGAAACGCGGTCATTGCCCAGGAACACCTCGCAGTAATCGCCCGGCTGCACCTGCATATCCGGCCGCGTTGCAATGGGGTAGCGGTCGGTCATCTTCACCAGGAAATCAGAGGGACAGCGCTCGATGCCTCGCGTGAAGCGCACTTCCTGCCACCCACCGAGAACACGCGTATTGGAAAGTTCATAGCCCCGCCCGACGCGAGTCGAAGTGGAAACGCGCAGCGTCAGATCATCACCAGTCATTTCGACAGAGCCTCAAACTCGGGTGGCATAAATGCCGGGTGGATGGGATTGACCTGGCGCACCAGCTCACCGGCTCGCTTCGGATCCCGGTAAATTCGGTTTGCCAGAGTCAGCGCCGGCTGGGCTGCGTTGAAGGAAAACACCCCCATCGCGGCCAAGTTGGCGCCCCTGGATTGAAAGTCGGTCACGACAGCCTTGCGCAGTTGACGTAAGGATTCATAGCTGGCGTCGTCGCCACTGTCCCCAGCAATCAGGATCTCGGAATCGAGAATGCCGACGACTTCCGTCTGCACTCTCGCAGCATCCTCTTGCGAGAACGGCTGATAGTCGGCGGCCGCCTGTGCCAGCGCAGCGATGGCTACGCGTCGGAGATGAGCGGAACAGGCGTCGTTCGCCGTCTTAATGGCAATCCCAATAGGTGACTCGGTCGATTCACCGGCTGGCTGGAACGCCGCCAAGCGGCCAAGCATCGCCATCCCGTCCGCCGGGTCCACCGCGGTGGCGGCGACCGACTGCACAAAGGCGTTGGCGGCATCACCATATGCCGCCGTGTCGGTAATGTTCGCGGCCGCCAGCTGCAACTTGACGCCGGCAGCAGCCACTGCCCCGCTGGCTGCCACGTTGGCGGCCAGCAGGTCGGCGGCTGTTGCGCCACTGGCGGCCTTTCGGTTGGAAGTCAGGAAGCCTGAATTCCCGCCGCCGAACAGGCGCCCGAAGTTGCCGCGCAGGCTCGACACCGCATTGAATACGCGGCGCACGCTGTTCACGATGCCGACTGCCGTCTGGTAATAGCGCACCGCGGTGCTCACCACCTGGCGGACGACCGCAACGCCCTGCCTTATCGCCGACGCGACCTTGCGCGCCATGTCCAGCAGGCTTCCCTTGCGAACCGCGTCGGCGGCCATGCTCACCTGGTCGCCCGTCGATTCGCCGGCCTGCGGATACTTGCGCTCGCCGCTGACGATGAGCGACATAGTGAATTCGAATACACGCCCCAGGTCCTTGCGTTCTTCAAGCTCCAAGTCCAGGCAAACAACGTTCGGAACAGTCCCCAGCGTAGGGTGAACCAGCGTCTTCGGGCCGGCGGTCTCGCAGACCGTCAGGAAGGCTTCCCGCTGGCCAACTACGCCGCCTCCCCCATAGATGGCGCTGTCCTCGATGAGGAACCCGTGGATCCGGAACTGCCTGGGCAGCTTCCCCTGATCCTCTGCCCAGACTTCATCCCGATAGGGGTAGACGTGGACGGCCTGACGACGCCCGGCGTGCAGGCGCGCCCCATTCACGCCGAATGGAACGCCGCCATACGACGCCTGCTGGAGCGATGCCTCCCAGCTACCAGCCCCAGGCCCTAGTAAGTCACCAAGAGCGTTCGCGACGCCGCCAATGCTGCCGGCGACCTTTACGACGTCTGACATTTTCATGGCATAGCCCCCAGGCCCATTGAATAGTTCACGCGAGTCGACATTCCCGCGCCATCGCCACTCGTCGCGTCGACTCGTGTTCCTGGCGGCGCCGACACGTTGACTTGAAGTGTCAACTTCTGCAGAGAGGCATCCAGCGCATCCTTGAGGCCATCAAACCCTGGCCCAGCGCCCATTCCAGGTGCCCCTGCTGCCGTTGCCGCCGCGGCGTTGCCCGAGGATGACCCTGCGCCGCCCCCCATAGCACCGAAAATCCGGTCAGCCATAATTCCGCGCTTGTACTTCTCCCCTTCCACGTCTTTGGGACGTTCGTGGTACTGGGACACGATCGCGGCGGCCCGATTCGCGTCAGTCGCCCTCGCCAATAGGTCACCCGCGACACGCTGCTGTCCGGGGCCGTTACGCAGCTCCCAGTCGAAGAACTTCAACTGGTCGTCCAGCGTGGAGTCGCGGATGTCACGCTTGAACACGCGTTTGAAGTCCGCCTGGCGGTCCGGGTGCCACTGCCCGATCCCATAAGCCTTACCACCATCCCCGACGCTATAGGGATTGCCGCCGGACTCCTGAAGGATGTTCGCAGCGATACCAGCCGCCTGTTCCTTGGTCCAACCCATACCCATGAACTTCTGGGCAATTTCAAGGATTTTCGGATCGCTCGTTCCTCCTGGCGCATACTCCCCAGGAGTCAGATAGCTTTTGCCCTGTGCACGACGCGCGCTTGCCAGCGTCGCGTCCTCGCCGGCATTCAAATCCTTGCTGTAGAACAGAGCCCCCGCACCGACCGCATAAGGATTCAGGAATCTCGCAAGCCACGGCGCACGCGAGGCCGCAGCGCCGGCCCCTGCGGCACCGGCCGCCCCAGCTGCAGCGCTGCCACCGGCGGTGGCCTTGAGTGCCGCCGCCGCGGCCTCGGCCGCCGTCAGGCTCGTCACAAGCGCGCCTATGGCGAGCCCCCAGTCGGCCAGCGTCGCCGCAAACTTGATGGCGACGATGCCGGCCAGCACGTTGCCCCACCCGCCGAACGCGTCGGCAATCTTGTTCACACGGTCGTACCACGCCCCCCAGTCGATGCTGGTGATCCAGGTCGTCAATTTCCCAACCGCCTCGGCAAGCCGGTCCGCGATGTTCACGCGGTTCTCATCCAGCCACGAGGTCAGCTTCTCGATCATGGGGCTCAAGACCGGGATGAGCTTGTCGCCGATCGTGTCTGCCAGGGCGCTAGTGCTCGTTTTCAGGCCATTGATCTTGTCCTGGAACGCCGAGGCGCGTTCAATCGCCTCTTCGCCGAAGATATAGCCACGCTTGCCCGCTTCGGTGCGGTCTGCGTCGAACGTGCCGCGCTGGATCATGGGCAAAAGCGCCCCCATCCCCAGCGCATCCGCCGCCGTTCGCTGGCCTGCCGGGTTCTTGACCTTCCCCAGCGCGGTCAGGATGTCGTGCTGGGTCCTCTCGTAGTCGATCTGACCGTCCTTGCCGCGGGAAATCCTCACGCCCAGACGCTGCATCAGCATCATGGCCTGCGGATTGGCACCGAAAGCAGCCTCCCGGATAGTGTTCTGCGAGGACAGCATGCTCTGGTCGAACTGCTCTGCCGTCACCCCTGCCCGCTTGGCAGCGTAGTGCCACGCTTGCAGACCGCGCGTCGACATGCCCAGCTGACGGGATGTCCGCTGTAAGCTCGATCCCAGATCACCCCACCGCTGCGCCAGCGCGCCGACGCCCGCGGCTCCAGCCAAGCCGACGAGCGCCGACATGCCAGGGATGATGGACGAAATGCGGTCGGCGGCCGCCCGGGCGCCTTGCGAAATTGAATTCAAGCCGGACGTGATCTTGCCCAGCGCGGTAGCGCCGGTCTTGCCCATACTTGTCAGGCGGCCGGACATTCGCGCGGCTCGATCCCCTATGCGCGAGAACGAGTTGCCGACCTTATTGCCCACCTTCGACGCGTTGTCTATCGCCGAAATTCGGAATGCCAGTTCATTGGCCATGTTGTGCCTCCAAGAGCTCTGCCGTGTCGTGCCACCACCGCAGCTCACTCAGCCGTAGCCTGAGAACTTCACGCGGCGGCCAGGCGTAGAACTTCGCCGTCGCCGCCGCCATCAGCCCCCAATCAGGCACTGGCCGGACTACTTTCCCGCGCCGGTTTCCTCGTCTTCTTCACGGACCCCATCTTCGTCGCCGGCCATGAACGACGTCAGGTAGTTGGCGGCGGTGGTGAAGTCGCGCGCCCCGATGCGGTTGATCACCGCAATGGGCGTGCCGGCCACCCTGGCGATGAGCTTGCGCAGCGCATCGCCAGCGTCCTTCGCGCTGTCCTTGTTGAACGCCAGGACCTCTTCCACGATCGGCTCGCGGAGCGCCAGTTCGGTGAACGTCTCGGCATCGGAGCCCTGGCCCAGCATGACGGGCTTGCGCAGGGTGATAGTCAGTTCGTCGGGGATTTCTTTCTTCGGCATATCAGCTCGCAGTCTGTTCGGAAACGAGAGGGCCTTCGAACTTGACATCGAAGGTTGCTTCGGTGGTGTCGACCTCCTGCGCATCAACGCAGGCCATGCTGCGACCCACCACGGTCTTGCCGTTGGCGAGTTGCAACACCACCGTCGCATTGCGCATGCGGTTGAAGTCGTACACCGTCAGATTTCCCGCATCGCGGGCGGTGAAGGAAATCGAGCCGGCGACCGGCATCTCCTTGACGCCGTGATATCCGTCCTGGCCCACCAGGCTGGTGCGGGTAACGGTGGAGGGGCTGTACTTCGCCGCCCCTTCCAACATGTAGGAATTGCCGTCCACCGTGATTTGCGCGGTGCCGGCCAACAGATTCGCCATAATCGGCTCCTATAAATGAACACGCCGCCCGAAGGCGGCGCCATGCCACAGCCCCGCGGGCTTACGCGCTGGCGGCCTCGCTGGACGGCACGATGTTGCTGAACTGCATGAGCAGGGCGAAGATGCGCAGCTGGTTGATCAGGATCGCCGGATACAGCACGTCCACCCGGTTGGGGTTGGTGCGGTTCTGCTCCACGATCAAGCCCTTGGCGAACACGTCGGCCCCCTGCACCCAGCCGCTGTCGTCCTGCATGGACTGGTAGTCCGCGGTCAGGTCGGCCCGGATGGTGCTGGGCGTCACGATGTTGGATCCGGGCGCCGGCCGCGTGCCGTTGGCCGCCAGCTTCTTGCGGGCGTACTTGGAGGTCACCACCAGCTTCAGGCGCCGAAGGACCGCCGCCAACGTGTTCATCGTCTCGACTTCCAGATAGCTGTTGTCCGGCTGGCCGAACGCGTTCAGCTGGTAGGTCGTGATGAGGTTTTCGATTGCCACCGTGCCATCGTCCGCCACCGTGAAGGTGCTGATGCCCGTGTAGAGCAGCGTATTGCGGTCGGTCAGCTGGAACCGCGACTCCAGCGGCGGTGGCAGGAAGCTCGCCAGCGGCACAGTCTGCATCGGCTGGGCCGGATCTGCGCGGCAGGATATCGCCGCTGCTGCCGTCAGATCAGCAGCCAGGATCCATGAGGGCGTCGGCGAATTGTTGAACCCCATAATGGATACATGCTCGTCGTTACGGGTGGCGCCGAAGGTATGGCATTCACCCAGGGTGCCGCGGAAGCCGCCGTAGGCGTGCCCATACAGGCCCTTCGACCAGCTCCAGCGGCCGGTCGTGGTGGACAGGAATGACTTGACGGCGTTCAGCGATGCAGCGTCGTTGTACGGCATCGCGATGAAGTCGAACGTCATGTCGCCCAGATTCGCCAGCGCAGTGGTCAGCGTCGGGTTGACCTGCCCGCCGGACATCGGGGTGATCGTGACGCCGAGCCCGGCCGGAAGCACTTCCCCACTAAGTGCACCGTAATAGTTCAGGCGCACGTCGATGTCATTGCCCGCCAGGCCCTTGTTCTTGGCCGTCAGGTTCACATTCGTGGGGGTTCCCGCATCCACCGCAGCCGTCACCGGCAGGTCGGCGGCGGCATTGATCTGGGCCGCCAGAGCCGTCGCCAGCTGGGCGGTCGTCATGCTTGGCGTGCAGACCAGCGATACAACCGGCGAGCCGGAGAACGCCGCGATGTACAGGGATAGCACGCCGGTGGCCGTCGCCGCCGCGGTGAAGCTGATCGCACCCTTGGCTTCGGTCGCCGATGCATCATCAGCCACCGGGAGATACCAGACCTCGCCGAAGCTGTCACGCGCGCGATAGACGGCCGTCATGAGCGCCAGCATCGAACCTTGGCCGCCAAGCACCTTCGCCTCGTTGGCGCCCTGGGAAATAGCCGGCTTGCCGGGAACCGCGGTGCCGGCGGCCGTGATCTGACCGATGATCAGCGCCCGCTGGTTGATCTGACCGGTGTTTGCGCGACTCGGGTCGATATCGGCGTAGAACAGCGGCACCCGCAGATTCTGCGGGATGTTGGGAAACTGGATCATTTACTTGCCCCCCTTATTGGGCGATGCCGGCGGCACCTCGTTGGTGGCCGACTTTTGGGCGCCAGGGGCGTCCGCTTCGACCACGTCGCCGTCGCGCAAGCGCGCGGCCCAGTACAGGTCGTTTCCGTCCACGGGCATGCCCTCTTCAGGCATGAATTGTTTGCGTACCGGGTCGAACACCGTCAGGCCCGGGCGAGGTTTGATGTACATGCGAAGCTCCTATTGAGGAAGGTCGATATTCAAGCCGGGCACAGCTGTGCCGTCCGGCACCTGAACACGGGTATCCACCCCTTCCAGCGGATTGGTGGGAACGGGGAAGAAGTCCTCCGGACCCTGCACAAACTCCAGGCCCAGTTCCACCAGGACGGCGCCCAGGTGGTCCCCGGCGTCTTCCGGCCCGCGCGTAATGCGCGTGCGGAAGTAGGAGAATTGATTGAGTTCCTGCATCAGCGGCGGGTAGTTGATGACCGCGGCCTTAATCTGATCTCGGAGAGTTTCCAACGCGACCTGCAGGGCTGCAGCACCGGCGTTGTCCAGTTCCCCGGGATGACTTGTCCGGCCCTCTACCACGAGTGCCGAGGTCACTGTGAAGGCCGGGGCACCGCTTCGGCCGAACGACACGCCATCCTCATCGTTCGTTCGCACGAACAGGACGGGATACTCCCCATCCCACGTGGCCTGATCGCGTGGCGAATATGCTCTCGAACCTGCGTCGGTGGTGTTCTTGAGCGCCTGCACTGCCAACGCGCGCAGTTGGTTTGTCGTCGTCATAGCTTTTTCAGTTTCAGATGTACCCAGCCCATGCCGTCCGGCTGCTGTTCGAAAACGAGGAACGATTCGCCCGTCTTCTTCCGCGTGACGCGGTCATCCTTCGCAGGCGGCCGCGGCAGATCGGCCAAGCGAAAGCCCACGCTCGGTGCGGTCGTCACCCAGCCGACGCCGCCCTCGCCATCCTGGAATGCCGTCTTGTAGGCGTCGGTGAATACGCCCGGCACGACCTTGGCCTTGGCACCACCTGCAGGTTGATAGACCAGCTCTTCACCAAACGCAGCGTTAATCGCCTGGCTGACCTGGTCGAAATCAACCATGTCAACCTCGACGGATCTGCGGACCGACAGCGGACCCGAAGCGCGGGCCGTTACCACGCTGAATCACCGGCGCATCCGGGTCTTCCAGGAAGCCGAGCTGCCGCAGCCGCTCGACCTCCCCTGCCGGCAGATCGACCTCGTCGCCGGACACCAGCGACTCGCCTTCTTCCGTCAGGAGGACGCGCCCGTGCGCCACGACGGCGGTAACGAGTTTCGCCGCGGCCGGTGCCTTGTCTTTCGGAGTCGTAGCGCCGCTCATCAGGCCACCACCGGATCGCAGACGTTGGCCGACAGGCAGGCATTCACTCGGCTGGGGATGACGATGGGAGCCGACTGCATCATCAGGAATCGCTGCGCCGGATCGTCCTGGATCCACGTCTTCGGCGCGAACGGCAGCGACTGGTAGTTGAAGGCGGGATCCTTGATCATGCCGAAGGCGCGCGTGCCCTGCAGGTTGGGGCCGGACATGATCAGATCGCCGTCGTACAGCATCGGTCGTTCGACGTCGTTCTCGTCCACGAACCAGTCGTTGTAGACCCACAGGTCGAACTGGCCCCACTTGCCCTTGTAGACCGCGCCCTGCTTAACTTCGGTTGCGGGGTTGATCGCGTTGCCGAAGGAGGCCTGGGCGGGCAGCAGGATGGCGCCCTTCAGAGCCGGGTCGAGCATGAAGCCAGCCCACGAACTCGGGGTGAACACCAGTTCCGAAACCGTGGCGCCGGAGCACTTGAGGATGCGAGTAGTCCAGGCGTCGATATCGCGAGTGGGCGACGCCGTGCCAGCAGCGATGTTGGCGGCAGTCCACTTGCGGCCCGCGGTCAGGGCAACCGTCAGAGAAGCATCACGCCCGAAATCGACGATCACGGTTTCGAAGCCCTCGCCCTCGATGGTCACCTGGCCCGAGCGCAGCGCGCTGGCGGCCATCCATTCCAGGCGGCGCGTCAGGATATCCACCTGGTCGGTCATTTCCGCTTCCAGGTTGGCCATCTCGCGTTCGGCGCCCGTCAGATCACCGCCGATGCGTTCACCGATCATCCGACGTACCGGCTTGAGCAGGTCCGGCGCGCGTTTGTCCTTGACGTAGGCCGGCTTGAAGCTGTTGGTTTGGAAGCGGCGCTGCTCGACGAGCTTGCCTTCGACCAAGGGCGATACGAACGGCGCCATGCGGCGCTTGCCGATGTCAACGTCGATGGCGACTTCCTCCGTATCGGAGGTCACGATATTGGGGAAAAAGCGGTCCAGCAGGAAGGACTGCGCGGTTTTCAGGTTCGGAACGACCCCGATCAGGTCGATCGTGGTATAGGACAAAGAGGACATTCGTCATCTCCAGAAATACTTGGCGTATACAAAAAAGGCTCCGCTGGGCGGAGCCTTATCCAGGCATTGCGCTTGGGTTTAGGTCGGGTCGGCGGCCGAAACCGACGACTTGACATGGATGGCGTACTGCCGCAGGGCCGCAGTGAGCGCGGGCAGCGTCCAGCTCGGGTCGTAGTGCAACGCGCGGCCGTTGACCTCGACCTGCACATAGGCACCGGCATTGACCGGGCCGGCCGTGGCATCCGAGTAATCAGCCAGAATGGCCGAAGGGACTTGGCTGCCGTCGGTCGCTCCCTTCACCGAGAGGACGAACTGGCCGACAGCGTCGTTGACGTCGATGACGAACGTGTCGCCCACGGCAAAGGCCGTGGCGCCTGCGGTGATGGTGAACCCCAGCCCGCCTTGCGTGTAGGCCGTTCCCACGGCCGCATTCGCCAGCGTGGTGCCTTCCGGGTCGACTACCTTGAACGTGGTCGCGGCGGTAGCGGTAAGCTGGTAATTCCCCAGCTTGGCGCCGGCACCAACGGCGACAGTGCCGATGGTACCGTTGCCCGTGTTGGTTCCGGACGCCGTAGCGACCGCGGTGCTGCTCGTGATCATGCCCAGCACCGCCCCGCGCGGCAGCTTACCCGCCGCGAGGACGATGGGCTGCGAGACGATCTGCAGACCGCCCGCAATGAGTTGATCGGGGACGAAAAGCTCCGCCCGGATGCCGGGCTGTTGGGGACTGTTCCCCACGGGGTTGACGGGAAGCGTCATGAGTATTGCTCCTGAATAGCTGAATTGTGGGGTTCAAGCCTCGCCGCGGCGCTTTTTGCCCGCCGCGACGATCTTCTGCGCGAGCGTCATCTGGCCGTCGCCGCCACCCGATCCCGGGTTGGGGATGGTCGTGCCTTGCATGCGCTCGGACAGAGTGCGGCGCGCCGGCGGCGCTTGATCCGCACGGCCAGCGTCCAGCGCAGCGATCGCGGCCTTGGACGACATGCCCGTGTCGAACGCGAAAACGCAAGCCTGGCGGGCGACGCCCAGCCGCAGGCCGTGGGCCACGATGCGGGCGCAACGCACACGCTCGGCAGCCCTGGCCGCTTTCTTCGACTGGTCTTTTTCCTTGTCGTCGCCGTCGTCTTCGGATTCGGCGTCCGGGTCTTCGCCGTTTTCCAGCACGTCGTCACGCTCGTCGTCTTCGCGGTCGAGTTCTTCCATGCGCTTCGCATAGTCGTCGTCGGACTCGCCTTCACGCTGCTTGCGCTCGTCGTCGGGCTTGTCCTTGGTGTCCTCGTCGTCCTGTTCGGCGCGGGCGCTACGGGCGCGACCCAGGCTCAACAGCGAGGCAAAGGGGGAAGAAGAGAAAGGTTTCTTCATTGCAGTAGTCTCACAGGTTGTTTACCGGCCCAGCAGGTCCAGCAGTTCGAGAAATGCGGCGTCGGGCGCCATGACTGCGTCTGCCAAGCCGAGGCTGACGCCGGCCGCCCCCATGAAGCAGGCGGCTTGTGTGTCGCGCACGGAATCCGGCGCGATATTTCGGTTTCGAGCAACGGTTCCAACGAACAGTTCGCCCATCGTGTTGATCTCGGCCTGAACACTATTCAGGGCCTCTTCGGACAGCGGCAGCTCGGGGCGGAAATCCGCCTTATGGCTGCCGTAGGTGATGAACGTCACCGCCACCCCCGACGCGGTCAGCGCCTTGGAAAGATCGACATGCATCACAATCACGCCGATCGAGCCGACGCCGCCTGTGCGCGGCACGATGATCCGGTCGGCGGCACTGGCGATCGCATATCCCGCCGAATAGGCCGACTCGGTGAGGATCGCCCAGATGGGCTTATCGCCCCGCAGACCGTAGATGGTGTCGACCAGGTCGAAACAGCCAGCGACCTCGCCGCCCGGAGAATCCACATCCAGCACGATCGCTTCGACAGCTGGATCCGCATGGGCGCTGAGAATGCTCTGCCTGATACCGTCGTAGCCGGTCATGCCCGAATAGGGCCGGAGCGATCCGAGTTTTTGCACCAGCGTGCCCTGCACCTTGATGCAAGCGACAGGTGTATCGCCCACCATGTCATAGCCTGCGTCGCGGATCGTCTCGCCGGGTTTGACCAGGTCGTCGTCATAGTCATCCCAGGCCATCGGACGCAAGTTTGCACCGTCCAACCGCATGATCTGGCTGACGCCAAGCCGCTCTGCCAGCGCAGCCATGATGACCTCGGCCTTGTCCTGGCGAATCGCCAGCGGCGTGTTGAACAGCCGCTGGCCCAAGTGCGCAAAACGCATTTATTTTTCCTCCGGTAGTTGGGCGGCGTCTTTCGAATCCAACCCCTGAAGCACCGCGGGGACAGGCAGGCCCAGTCGCTCGTAGCGCTCGCGTTCGATAGCCCGACGGTCGGCCACGTCGCGCCAGTCGGTGCCGGATATCTCCGCGCACTCATCCTCAAGCGAGGACATGCCGCCGTCGATACCCAGCAACGCGCCTTGACGCTCTTTGACGATGTCGACCAACCCTCGGCCAGGCCCCATCCATTTGGCCCGCGCATACGCCGCGCGCGCTTCAATAAATTCCGGGGCATTTTTCGGCATCGGGTAGTCATCCACGTCCATGGATTCCTCCAGCCATGCGCAATAAATCGGGTGCGCCTGGCCGGACGCGAAGCCAATCCGCCGACGGGAGAAGGTCTTCCACGCCTCCAGCATCGCGGACCGATACGCGCTGTAGTTCACTTCCGCCCAGTTCTGGCTGATCTGCTGCGCGGCCAGCCCAGTCCCTGCGGAGAAATGCCGCAACATGGCGCTTTCGAACGACGCAAAGTTGCCGCTCGGCCGGCTCGAAGCAACGGTGCCGATCGTCTCCCCCGGGTAGAGGTGCGTAACCCCGGCGTCGCCCAGCCGAGTACGACGCTCCTTGTGGAATTCGGAGCGCTCGCGCTGGTATGCGCTTACCTTGTCTGACCCGGCCAGGGCTTCCTCGACCAGGTCGGTATCGAACGGGCTTTGAATGTAGGCAGCGAAGAATGCGTTGATGATGGCCGCGTCCAGCTCGGTGCTGTCGTACTTGATCAGCATTTTGAATCGCTGTATCACAGGCGTGAGAAAGCCTACGCCGCGGTGCTGTGACGCCCGATCATGATCGAAGCTATGCACCACGATCGGGCGCCCCCATTGCGTCTCTCTCGGAATGCGATCCCACCGCACGCTGTCACCCGCGCTGAACCAATCCCCCTGGTGAGCGCGCCGGATGTGATACCAGGTTGGCACGCCGTAGCTATCGACCTCTACGCCTCCACGCAAAGCCTGCTGATCGAAATTCTGCTGCGGATTGGAGAGGCGGTCCGGATCCAAGATCTGTACCGCTGTCGCGTATCGGGCGCGCCCGACCGCGATGCGCTCAGGCAGCCAATGCAGCATCGAAAGCGCATCGCCGTCAATGAGGTGGTGCCGGAATCCGAGTTGCATCATTTGCGGGAACGAGAGCATGCGCTCCGAATCGCAGTAGAAGAACGGGTCGTTAGCCCACGAACGCCAGTTGGCCTCCACCGCCTGGCCAAACTCGTCCGCCCATCGGTGATCGAACGCCTTGATGCCGGTCACCGTCCGCAGCCAGCGATAGTCCGGCTTGGAGATGGGACGAAAGTCTGGCCCGATGACATTGTCGATAGTCCGCATCACCGCGGCCGTCGCCCAGCCATCATTGCGGATAAGGTCACGCGCCCGCGCCGCCAAGCGGTCGCGGTACATGTTGACCTCACCGTCTGGTGAGCCCAGGTACGGGTGCCAATCGCGCACATGACCACCGTGCTGGTCAGCGGCGTCATAAGGCGCATTGCCGCCTGGCGCCAACATGGAGCCACGGCGGCGAACCGCAGGCAACGGCTTACCGTGCCTGTCCAGGATTGAAATGGAGTTTTCCATCAGCGCATCACGAAGTTAATCTGCCGGCGCCCCCGGGGAGCGATGCCAAGCAGTTGCTGCAGGAGGGCGATTTCACCCTGGAGTCGGCTCAAGTCGGTGGCCCTGTACGTGACCGACTTCGATCCGTCCGATTGTGCGTAGCTGGCCGCGGCTACTTGCTTTCCAGTCAGGAGTTCAAAATAGGCGGCTTTCAGGGCGGCCAGCCGCGCCTGCATATCCTCCCTGCTCATACCGTCATAAACGCTCATGGCGTACCTCTCTATGCAAGTTTGCTCACCCGTGAGCGCCCTGAACCCGCCGACTTGATCAGGACCGTCGGACCATTGCGGGCTGGGCCAGTCGAGGGCGTCGTTGCGACCGACACCTCGCCGTCCGGCAAGGGCGGCGCTCCGTGTAGAACCTCTGCAAGATCCTCCACGGTTCGATTCAGCTTCAAACCGAAGTGGATCAGTGCGCACAGCGCGGCATATGCGTAGACCCGACAATCCAGCGCCTCGTTGGCGCGACCCGACGGCAATTCCCACACGCGGAACTTATGCCCGCTCGCTTCCTTGACCACGATCCGCTCGGATGTGAGCTGCGCGTAGTAGTTCAGGTCGCGATCCGCCGGGAAGTGCATGAATCCAGGCCCTGGGGCGTCCTTGTTCAACCGGTTGCGAATCGTGTCTTTCGCCGTATTGACGCCGATGATGGTCGGGCGATAGGTCGCCTTATTTCGCCGGCTGGGCACCTTCGTCGGCCAAACCGGCGAGCGCTGCCCATTCCGTGCAGATTCGCCCTTGATGGCGTATATCCGTCGTCCCAATCGGGCCTTGGCGAACTCATAGACGCGCTGCGTGTTGTGGCCCCCAGAGTCGATACATGCGGCCGAAATGTTGTATGGCCGGCCGTCATGGCGATACCAAGTCTTCAGCAGGTACGCGTCGACGCGCGCCCACAGTTCGGGCGTCTCCGGATCGCCTTCGAATACCTCATAGTCGATAGACCAGCTTTCCTCATCCCGGCCCCAGCCAACTGTCTCGCACTCAACGCGGTCCGGTTGCACGTCCAAGCCGGCAGTCAGAACCCCAACGCCGAATGGCACCTGCGCGGCCCAAAGCTCGCCGCGAGCGGCCAGCGTTTCCAGATCCAGGTCCTTGCCGCTGTGCGCACGGTAGGGCAGACCCATCTGCGTGTTCCACCATGCCTGCTTCAGATCCTCGTCGTCTTTGGCTGCAAGCCACTTTGCCGCGATGTCTGCTGGCTTGTCCTTGGTCCAGGGGGAATACAGCTTGCTGGCCTGGAAGCCTGCATGCTGGTTATCAACGCCCCAACTTCCGCATTCCGGACACTTCACTCGGTACACGGCATGGCGATCGCTGGCCCACCAATCCCACACCGCGTCTACGGCGGCGATGCCGCCGCTGCCAGGATCTGCGGCTTCAGCATCGCGCCAGGCTCGGTCGTACATATCGAGCGGGACATGACGGTTACCGCAACAGCTAAATGGTTTCGTCTGGTGCCAACGGACGGTCTGCAACGCCCGCTGCCGATCGCCTTCCGACCAACCTAAGCCACAGGCTTCGCAGAAGATCCGCGCGGTCTTGGGGAAATGCTCCTGCACCACACCCTTGTCGTCCTTGCGCTTCTTCCAATCGACATGGCGGAAGAAATCCAAAAACTGACGGTGGCCGCACCCCGGGCAGCACACTGAGGGGCGCCGCTGATCCGAGGACAGGTAGCTTTTCTCGATACGGCTTTCGTCCTGCACAGTCGGCGAGCAAGCACGCACCGACAACCAGTTGGCACCAAAGCTTGCGGTGCGCTCCTCCGCCAATGAAATCGGATCGCCCTCGCGGGTGACCGGGTACTTGTCCACTTCGTCAGCGAGAATCACTCGCACCGGCCGGCGTGCCAGGTTGTCAGGGCTGCCGGCGCCTGCCAGCGCCAAGAAGCCGCCCGGGAAGGACTTGAATAGCAGCGTCTCGTCGGCGGTCCGCGTCTTGCTGGACCCGACCAGTTCTCGCAGCACGGGCGTCACCCGTACCATCGGGTTGATCCGCTCTTTGCTGAACTGCTCCGCGGCGTCTTCCTTCGGCTGCAACAGCAGCATCGGGCAGGGATCCAGGTGCGCGAAGTACCCGAAGATGTTCTCCAGCAGCGCGGTCTTCAGCATCTGCGTGCTGACCATGGCCGTGATGACATGGACGCCCGGCTCCGTAGGCGCGAGCATGGGGCCGCGCGCGACCTCTACCGTGCTGGTTGACCAGTTTCCCGAGGTGCTGCCGGCTTCCTTTGCCAGCTTTCGATAGCGGTCTGCCCAGTCCGGCACGCTGATTCGCGGCGGCGGCGTCCAGCCCTGACGCGCGGCCCGCAACAACGCTTCCCGCTTATCCTGGTCTGAAGTCGGCGGCGGGTTCGCCAAGTTCTGAGATTTGTTTGTGGACATACGCAGTCAAAGCCTCGGTGACCCGGTCGGCCTCTTCCAGCCCAAGTTCGGCGGCCAGCAACGGACCAATCTTCGCGGGCCAGTTCAGCCACGCATCGCGCTGGCCCCGAAAGGCTTCGAAAAGTACAGCCTGGGCCACGGCAAGCTCCACCAGCGCCCCGGATTTCTGTTCGTATTCCAGCTGCCGCAGTAGCGCCAGCCAGTTCTCCTTTCGTCGCAGGGCCTCGGCATAGTCGACACCCTCACCCTCGCTCAACATCCGGGCGGCTTCTGCCTCCAGCGAGTTGCTGTCATCAGTCGCCCCGTCTGCGGCCCCCTCGGGACCGGTCGACCGGCGATTCGCCGGTGGCCGCGCCGGCTTTGCCGCGGCCTTCGAAGCCGTTGCATTGGCCTGGCGCCATGGCGAGCCGACCAGCGCCGGGTCAAGGGTTCCATCCTTCTTAGCCTTCAGCCGCCCCTGCGTGATCGCTCGCCGCACCAGCGTGTCGGAACAGCCTTCTCGGCGGGCGAACTCCCGGATCGAAAGCCCCTTTTCCACTTTTGCCACGGTGCGAACACCTCCTGTTGTTTTGTTCGCACCCCAGTTTCAGGTGCAATTGCAGCGGCCAAATTCAGCGCGAACCCGCATGGCTGTTGCGTTTCCGCCGATAGTGCAAACGGGGCCGCGCGAACGAAATGCGAACACAAGTGCGAACAGGTGTACGCATCCATGAATCGCGCCAAAGCCGCGCAGATACGCGCTTCTGGCCTGATTTATGCGCCGGTGCGAACAGGGTGCGAACACCTTCAGCACCTATGCGCTGGGCACAAAACGCGGCGCGCAATGCCCGCGATGCTCACCCCTCCAGAGGGGACCCATCGGCCTTGAACCCGACGGCGTAGCCGAGGATCGTCGCCACGATGCCGTCCACCTGCTCATCGAGCGGCAGCGCGCGGGCCTCGCTGTCCTGCACGAATGCGTCGCGATCGGCGCGCACGTCCAGCTCCCAGGCGTTCACGGCAGCGCGCAGCTGGGCGGTCGTGATTGAGGTCATACCTTTCATGCGCTTTCTCACTTTGCAGTTTTCAGGGCCTGCGCCAGGGCGGCGTCGAAGTCCCCAGGGAAATGCCGCTCGACCACTTCGCGCGCGGTAGTGCCGAAATTCAGCTGCTTCTTGACGGGCAGCGCGTCTCCGAACCGGATCAGCAGCTTCAGGCTGCCACCCCGGTTCTGCTTGTTTGCCAGTTGCCCGGTCGTCACCGCCTGGCGCCGCCCACCTGCCTTCACGCCACGCGCCCGCTTGGGCGCAACGCGCTGCCACACCCCATTTACGGCCTGGCCGTTGCGCGTGCGTATCGAGCCGACATAGACGTCAGACCTTGCCTTCAGGCGCCCCATAGCGGCGCGAGGCAGGTTGCCGTAGCTATTCAGCTTCACCCCCTTGGGATTCAGCAACGCCCGGCTGTTCAGCTTGTGGACGCCGCCTGTCTCGTAGGGCAGCAGGTAGGCGGCCGCGATCTTCTTGATGTAGACCACTGCCACCGGTGACGACTTGCGGGCCTTGCTCACCCCGACAGACTTCTGCGTGAACGGCGTCGGGTTGTCGAAGGTCGCCTTGATGTTGGCCTGTTCTGCGGCCTGGACACGCGCGGCGGTTGCGTTGATCGCCTGCGCCATCGCAAACGGCAGCTGCTTCGATGTGAATGCGTCCATGCGTCGCAGGACGTCTTTCAGGTTGGACGTGATCTTGATTTCAAGCACAGCGCCCCCTGTCTGTGATCTCGCCGGGTGCCACCAACTGCACACCGCCCGGCGGCGATGATCCCTACCCCGCGCGTCATGCCCAACGCGCGGCCCTCGGTGGCGAAGGGTTGGAGTTTCATAAATAGGCGGTCAGCCCCAGCCGGATATGATTGGCGTTCCTCAATATCAACCTGACAGCGGTCGCACATCATTTGCAGCATGGTGATCTCCAATGGAAAAGCCCCGCCGGTCTCCCTGGCGGGGCATTTGTTAGAGTGAAAAACGTGGGCGTTCGGACCGAGTTTCCGGGCTATCTATGAACGGTGATGGCGGTCCTCCCGGTAAACCAGGAACTGACTACGATCCGCTCCGGCTGCCTCCGCCTCCATAAGCCACCGTGCAGGCCTGCCTCGTCCGCTCCACGTCTCACCAGTGTCAGGATGCCGATACTTAGGCGCTACCGTAACCCTGGCATCGGCCTTCCCCCAACTCTGCGTTGACGTCTCCTGTGCCCACCCCGCTCGGCGAGCGATAGCCGTTAGCTCTGCGGGTGTGATCTGATAGCGACGCACCAGTCTTGTGATCATTCTCATTGCGGCGGTTTTGTTGGTCGCCCGCTGGCGCTTGAGTCGCTCATCCAACCGCTCAAGCGCCAGGAGTCTGGCACTGATGTCACTCGACGGGTCCGCAGTATTCACACACCCCTCCGCCTAATCTAATTCCCACCAAGTCACTCTATCTCCCTAGTCCAGAAAATCCCCCTAGGGAAAACCTGGAGATGGCGAGACCGATGCGGCAATAAAGCAAAAACCCGCCGGCTTTCGCGTGGCGGGTTTCTTGGGGCGGACTTCTGAGGAAATCCGTTATCGCTGATTATGACGACCAAAAGCGCCACTGTCAAAAAAATTACGGGATGAAGCCGCCGTCACGCAGAAGCCGCTCGGCCGAGGCGTGGGCGGCCTGCTCTATTCCGTAAACCGGCTCTTCGCCCGCACGCTTCTTTCGTGTGCCCCGGATCCACTCCGCGGTCTTCACGTTGGCACGGTCTGCGCTTCTTTCGCTGCATTCATGCCGGCGTGCCAGGTCGTCCAGCGTGGGCGCCCAGTTCTCATCGAAGTGGCGGCGCACAAGGCTAAACCGCATCTCGGCATTCACGCTCGACATCCCGAGAAATACCGCCAGTGAATCAGCCAGCGTGCGCAACGACGCGAGCCACTGCAAATGATCGCCAATGCCCCCGCAACACTTGCATTGCGTCTGGCGCTGCCCGTACCGCGCGTACAGAACGGCGAAGTGCAACGGATCGAGGCCTCGCTCCAGGAATTTGCGGGCGGTTCCCGTCTCGGCCGCGCCGTCCATCCCTGACAGTGGCCCCGGCTCGCCGAGGCGATCATCCGCAGCTCGTGCCATGGCGGGCCTGTTGGCCGTGCTGCGCTCGTCACTGAACGCATACGCCAGCGCTACAGCGAGCCGGGGAAACGGTGTTGTGCGCTCGGTCATGCGGCCTCCGGAAAAGCGTAAACCGGATACTTGGGTTCCGGCTCCCGGCTGCCCTGCGCGATCCGCAGCCAAGCGCCCAGCTGCTCGCGAGCCTCGGCATCATGCCGGGGGTGGAGACGCCACTGGGTCAGGAACTCCGACGCGGCGGGGGCCGGCAGGCTGATCAGGTGCTTTGCCAGCAGGCGATCCAGGACCGGCCTGTCAGCCAGCGCCACGCCCCCGCGGCACCGCCAGCACCGGCAAGGCGAATAATTGCCGAACAGCGAGCCGGCCTTCTTCGTCTCGCTCAAGTGAACGATGACGGACGGTGTCCGGGCCGGCGCATCGGCCACATACGGGATCTCGGTCCAGGTTTCAGGGTCTTGTTGATCGAGCATGTCTGTCCTTCAAACGATTCCAGGGTTGTAGGGACGCGCAACAGCCGCGCCACAAGCTCAACCGCGGAACCGTCCAGGACGGCCCCCTCGGTAAAGCGCAACACCTTCCAGCCCGCGAGGGTGGCGGCGTTGTACTTCGATATGTCGGCAATGAAGCCGGACCCACGGGTGTGACGCCCATTGGTCCAGACACCGCCCTCAATCTCCACAGCCAGCATGAAAGCCGGCCAGGCAAAGTCAAAGCGCCAGCGGCGCGGTGGTGCAAACTGATGCTCTCGCGTCGGCTCCAGCACCTTCAGCGCTCGCAGGTCGCGGGCAAATCGCTCTTCCAGCTTGCTCGGGGCCTTGGGGGCACGCTTTACGGCCTTCTTGGCCGCCGGCAGTCGGATAGCGCGGGTCGCCATTACGCCGCCCCCCGGTTCTGCATCGAGTAGATGGGCGCGCGGGTGAAATGCGCGTAGTCCTGATACCGGCCCGTCACGCGGTCGTAGTGCAGTTCGACCATACCCACCCGGCCGACGAACTTCTTGCGGATCTTCTGGACGTGGATCTCGACTGGCTTGTTTTCGTCCTTCACGTGCCGATACACCGTGATGCAGTTGTCGGCCTTGTTGCGCCAATGCGCGGAACCCGAGACGTCATAGGGCGTGGGGATTGGGTAATCGCCCGAGTCCTTGTCCTTGTAGAGCTTGGCGGGATGCGCCACCACCCAGGCGTGTACGTCGTGCGCCCGGCAGAACTTGCGGATCTGCGACAGAGCCAGGGAGATGTACTCCGTCTCCGTCTGACCTGCCGCGCGCCCGTGTTCAATTTCGTTCCAGGGATCCATGATCAAGCCGCGAATGCCCTTGCGGGTGACAAGGCGGCTCGCCTGCTCCAGCAGCGCATCCAGGGTGGGAGCCTCGGGCATCATGAAGGTGAAGTGGTCCTCCAGAAAATCCATGGCGCGGTCGAGGTCGGCCACGCTCATGCGCTCGCTCGGCCCCGGGGCGAACGGCTTGCCGATGAACTTTTCCATCAGCTTTTCGCTGTGGTAGTCGGCGGGAAAATTCTCGGGAGAGAAGACCCCGAAATTCCACCCGTGCTTGTCCGCCAGCTGCACCGCCAGGGCGTCCAGCCACTCGGACTTGCCGTGCCCGGGAATGCCGGTCACAAGGGTCCACTCGCCGGGCAAGACGGTGTAGTGCCCATCCATGCAACTCCACCCGGTTGGGGTGCCTCGCGTCGTTTCGCCTTCGTAGCGGCGCAGAATTTGCGAGCGGAAGTCCGTCACCGAGAAGGTGCCCTCGATCGGCACCGGCTTCGCGTCTTCGATGCACTTTTGCAACACGTCCGGGCCGTGCTTGACCAGTACGTCGTTGGAATCCTTGCAGCCGTCCGGCCAGGTCACGATCTGGCACTTGTCGCGGCCCAGGCGGCGCACAAGCTCTTCCTGCAGCCGGCGGCCCGGTGCGTCGTTGTCCACGGCGATGATGTGTTCTCGCACATTGGCAAGCCGCTCGCTGTCCAGGAAGTCGAACTTGCTATCGTAGTTCTTGGTGTCCGGTGTCGGGGCGCCATCGGGCACGGAAACGCAGTTCTTGAAGCCGCCCTCCTCCACCGACAGTTTGTCCATTTCGCCCTCGACCCAGATCAGCACGGCGTCGACGTCGTTCAGTCCGTACAGCACGCGCTGCGCCCCCGTGGCCAGCCGGAACAGCTTGTCGCCGGTGCGGTACTTGACGTTGATCACCTCGTCGCCGTCCAGGTACGGGAACATGACGCAGGTGCGCTCTTCCTCGACCTGGGGGAAGTACTGCGACCCGTAGCCGATGCAGTTGCGCAGCAGCGTACCCTGGCTGATCCCTCGGCCCGCGAAGTAGTCCACGACGGCTTGAGGCAGATCGGTGCGGTTCAGCACGTAGTCGGGCTTGCGGTAGATCTTCGGCGCCTCGGGCCGGCGCTCTTCGCCGTGGCCCAGCGACCCGCCCCAGCCGCAGTGATGGCAGTTCCACAAGCCCTTCTCGGTGTTCACCGACAAGCACGGATAGTTTTTCTTCCGACGCGACGGTGAGCAACGCGGGCAGGTGGTTTTCACCTCCACGCCAGTCCGGCCGCGCAGGTCGATGCCGAAGTCGTTGAAAGTCTTCACAGCACAGGCTCCGGGTTGCCGTCGGTGCCGAAGAAGCGATTTCCGACGCGGTAGCGGCCGCTGTCCAGTTGCGTCACGCTCGCGCCAGGGAATCGCTCCTGCAGGGCGGCTAGCACCGACACGCGATCAACCGCCCCCGGAGAATCCTCGCCCGTGTCGTTGGCGATGAACCGGTCGATCTGGTCCGCAGACCGCAGAATCAGTTCGATCCCGTTGTACTTCTCCCGCCTGTCGTTCTGGCCCATGTTGTGTGGCGTCTTGCTGCAGCCGCGGATTGCCCGGCGCAGATCATCGGCGCTATGGCCCTCCTTCAGCGCCCTACGAATGACTTTGCGCCGCTTTTCGTCCAGCACCGAGCGTGGCGAGTTCATGACCTCCTGCCAGTAGGCGAAAACCTCCTGGACCGGGTCTTGCTTGGGCGCCCCCGGTGATTCCGGGGAGACAGCGGGCGCCCCAGGGTCGGCGCCAGCCGACAAAGGGGGTTGATCTTTTGGAGACGGAGACGGAGACGGAGACGGAGACGGAGACGGAGACGGGGCAGTGCCAGATTCTGCTAGTGGCATGCTACTGGCACTTTTGGGCACCACCACAGGCACACTATTAGCACTTTCTAGCGCTGCGGCAGAAGTGCCAGCGGCTTGCGCTTGGCACTCGGGAGCATCCTCGCCGCTTACGCTCCCGATGCGTTCGGCATACTCGGGCATGCGCCGGGCAGCCTCCTTGCGGCCGTATTTCTTGCACAATGCAGCCCAGCGTGCCTTCTCGCTGCGCGCTTCGGAGCCGGCGACCCAGGGGTTGTGTTCTTCCCAGTCGTGAAGGGTCCGGCAGTATTCGTCGCCATCCAGAAAGCCGACATCGCGCAGCGTGGCGACGAGTTCGCCCTCGCCCCCGGCCCAATCGACGGCAAGTTCGATATCTTCATCGGACAGGCCCGTCAGGTTCCCATCGGGCCTATTGGCAGCGCACCAGAGGAACAGGCAGACAAGGCGCCACGCGCCATCCCCGCCCAGGCGGCGGACCAGCTTCTTGGTCTTCGGGTGCGTGGCCAGGCCCACGGCAAGACGCGCATCTGTTGCCATTCGGTGTTCGCCTATTCGCTCACGCCGTTTGCCTTAGCGGCAAGCAGCAAGGATTTCCCGAGCAAATAGGCTTGCTCTGGCGTAATCGGGCCGATGTTGACCACCGAGGCATCCCGTATGGCGGGTTCGTCCTCGAAATTCCGCCCATCGATATCCACGAGGTACGGTAAAAACGTCAGCGATATCTGCGACTCTTTACCCACTTCTTGATAGACCTGCCCGCAATCGCCCACGATGAAGTCGAAGCTCTTGTTCATCTCCGTGTCCATTCCTTTCTTCTCCACATGAAGGCACAGCGCCGGGCCGGGTGGAGGAGTCCGGCTTTCGGGAGCTACCCGGGCGCGTGCACACCGTTATCCGCCTACGGCCTGAACCGGTGGCGGCGTTGAAAGACGGCCCGAGCGCGCTCTTCGCGCTCCAAGCCACGATCGAAAGCTGCGATCCACTTGCGCATCGCGCGGCGGCGCCACAGCAGCCAGAGGCCTGCGCAGCAGCCGGCGATCAGCATCAGCAGCCACGTGAACGCGGCGACCAGGATCAAGATCGAAACGGCCGTGTTCATGGCTATACGTCCTCGGGACCAATGCGAACGGCGCCAGGCGCCGGCGGCGTCCGGGTATCGCCGGGAATGTGTTGAGCGGTCTGCCAGAACGGCCAGGCGCGCACACCGCGGTGCTGATCCGCGCGTGTCTCGGTGTAGGTCGCCAGCGACATACCGGCCTCTTCGGCGCGGTAGATGAGGGTGGTGTCGGCGTTAGGCATGGGCTGCTGCCCGTGCGAGGTGCGCCCAATCCACATCGGGACGCAAGGCTTGCATGCGCACTTGTCGACCGGATTCGCGGTCTATGGAGATAGCGAGGCCTTCGCTACAGCGGCGATTTCCGTAGGCGACCTGGCGTAGGTATGCAACCGAAGTGCCGCAACGGCCAGCAAATGCGGCTTGTTCTGCGGGACTTAGGCTATTGAGGTAGTCCTGGAGGGTCATGAGCTATCACCTTGTTCAGATAGCCAAACAATATCAAAAGATAGTGTATAACGCAATCATATGCTAGTGTATCAAATGATAAATTTCTGAGAGAATCTCCCCATGGACCGCTCACAAAACCGCCTAAAGAAAGTTCAACAGCTCGTGGAGGCCGCCGGCGGACAGGCGCGCTTCGCGGAGTTGGTTGGCATATCTCCTTCGCAGGCCTGGCAGATTGCAGGTAGCTCGCCCGTGCGCGGCATTGGAAGCAAAATGGCCGCGCGGATTGAGCAGGCGTTTAGCAAGCCTGCGGGCTGGCTGGACTGGCCTGGCGACGCGCCGCCCTTCAGTGCTGCGCCGCTTGCCACCTCGAAGACCGCGGCCGGTGCTGGTCGACGTGTGCCGGTGATCAACTACGTGCAGGCCGGCCAACTTACAGAAGTGGGCGCGCATTTCTGCGGCGAGGCGCTTGAGTATCTTCTTACCGATATTCCCCTCTCGGAGAGGGCCTTTGGACTGGAGATCCGGGGCCTTTCCATGGCGCCGCAGTTCTCGCCCGGGGACAAGATCATCATCGATCAAGATGTGGCTCCCAAGCCAGGCTCATTCGTCGTGGCGATGAATGGTGGGGACGAGGCGACATTTAAGAAATACCGCCCCCGAGGACTGGACGCTAACGGTAACGACGTGTTTGAACTGGTCCCACTGAATGAAGATTTCCCCTCCTTCTTCAGCGACAGACAGGAATTGGTGATCATTGGAACCATGGTCGAACATCGTCGCTACTACCGGTAGGACGTGCGATGCCATTTCGATGCTTTGATCCCTACAGGACATTCTCAGGCACGACGGAAAAAAGGCGTTTCTCGCCGGCGTTGGGCGGGCGCGGCATTTGGTCGTGCCAAGAGGGCGATGGGGACGTGCAGGCTCTGTGGGATCTTGGGAAAAAAGTCTATGACTGCCTGGAGGTAGCAGACGAGCCGGAGTTCCGGGAGATGGTTGCAGTTCAACTTAGCAACATTGAAGAGTTCCGCGACATCCTGCTCCAGCGGGCGCTCAGAACGGGCCTGAAGTACGGTGACAGTGTCATAACGTTGGCCGACGAGATCGGAAAGCGGATTGCCGAACTTGAGCCATCGGAAGTGGTAGACACCTGCTACCCACTCGTGGCCCACCAGCCACTGGATGACTCGCTGTGGCCACTTTTTACCGGCCTCTACCTCATGGGCGCACTGCTAGAGATTGACTCTGCACTCATTCAAAATGATTTGAAGGAAGGCGGGGCAATCCAATCCGCGCTGATGGCCGCCGAAATGCTGGATCGTGCACGAGCGTTGATGCCGCACGAGAATAGCTTGAGATTGGCACGCAAGCAGTTAGCCACCAGCGCCGCGGCCGCAAAGCTGAACAACGACCCGCGGCAAGCCGACAAACGTTTCGTGCGTGAATGCTGGGACGAATGGCAGCTTGAGCCGGAACGATATGAGAGCCAGGCCGCCTTTGCTCGGGACATGATGGCGAAATGTGCCCACCTCACCAGCGTTGCTGTTGTGGAACGTTGGTGCCGAGCCTGGAAGCAGCCCACCTGACCTCACCGAGCCGGTAGAGTCCGCCTCAAGCCACGAGGATGCGTACCGCCCCTGCGTGGTCCGCAGCGTGCGGACTGCGTCTCCTAGTTCCAAATTCCAACCTTCGGCATCATGCTGCCAAGACAAAACAAAAGCTTGCCTGCATCAATATCATTTGATATTGTTCGTCCATACAGCTTTTGATGTACACCACCAAAAGCAAAGCCCCGAATCTGTTGACGCAGACCGGGGCTTAGGAAGTACCGCAGTTGACGCTGCGGCCCTCAATCTCGGACAGCCGTAGGAGGCAAACATGTCCAAGCAAGATATCCGCCCGCAAGGCGCGGAGGGGATTTCTCATCCTCGCAATGTAGCAAAAGCATCGTTGACCGTCAACGATTCGTCAATGGCGGAGTTGCTGCGCTCCGTCGACAACGAGGCCCTGGCGTGGCTCGAGGTGTCGATCGACACCCTGTTGCAGCTCGAGCAACTGCTGGTCGCCATTCGCAAGGAAGCGGAGGACCCGCGCTGCCAGAATCCGGCTGCGGCCCTGGGGCGAATCAAGCACCTCGCAGACCTGGGGGAATACGTCGCCTCGGACATTGCCAACGGCGCCGATTGCGGCCGTGAACGCTTCCAAGAAATTGCGGCGCCGTTCCGGGCCTCCCTGGAGGCGGCGTGATGAAGACCACCCTGAAGCATATCGACGGTTTCCGCGCAGCCGAACAGTGGCATATCGACTTTTGCGCAGCTGAAGAAGCGGCGGAAGGCTACCTGTTCCCCTCCAACCTTCGGCAAGCCTTTGCCACCCTGCCCGCCGCTGCGCAGGGCGCCTTCCTGGACGCCATCGGCGCGCTGTTCGTCAACTTCCAGGTCATCGGCGAACCCGTGCCGGGCCGGCAGAACCTGCGTGAAGATTGCCGGCTCCATGCCCTGTCGCCGCAAGAGCAGGACGAATGGGCACACAAGCAAGAGCTTCTCGGTGACCGGGAGGTGCAAGCATGAAAGCGCCTTTCATCATCTGCACCGAAGGCAGAGACGTTCGGTTCTGCATCGGCGCCGGGCCGGACGACGTTGACGCGGCCGACGCGCTCGCGATTAATCCGCTCGCCCCGCCCGAGGTCTTGGCGTCGGCCGCGCAGGAGCGGCTCGAGCGCATCAAGGTTCTGACCGCGCCGTTCGGGTACATCCCTGCCGAAGGTGTGGACCCCATCCCCGCATCCGTGTTGAGCGACTTCCTGTCCACCTTGGGGGCTATCGCCAACGAAGCGAACCAGTTGCTGGACCAGGCCGCCACGCTCCGGCACAAGGCCAAGCGAGGTGAAGCATGAGCAAGCTGCCAACCAACCAAGAAGCGGCGGAAGCCCTCGAGCGTGCCGCTGAAACCCTGCTGCAGGTCAACTCGCTGCTCTGCGTGATTCGCTATGCGACGCAATCCGGCAAACAGGACCAGCTGAACGTCCTGGACATGACCGAGATTGCGATCCACCTGTCCGGCGAAATGGCCGAGATGACAGAAGAATGGGCCGACCTTTTCAAGGCAGCCGCGCACAAGGGAGGCGCGAAATGAAGGCCGCCCCCGCCAAACAAGCCGGAGTCGATCTGGTCAGCGCACACCTCTGGTTCGAGGTCATGGAGGAACAGAAAGAGGATCTGCGCGCGCTCATATCTGTGCTGCAGTCCATTCTGGACACACCCGACGCCGATCAGGACGCACGGACGCTGCTGTCAATCGCGGCCAAAATCTGCGAAGACCATAAGGCTTGGTACAACCTGCAAGACTGCCTCGGCAAGAAGCCCACGGGCGCAAAGGGGGCCGGCGATGAATAAGCCCCGCACCCCTACCGAGCAGCTGGCGGCGGCCGTCCGCGGCCGCGCGCTGTACACGCGGCTCTACGACGAAGCCAAGCGCGAACTCGATCAGGTCCGCGAGCAGCTGACCAACGAGCGGATCCAACACGCCCAGGCCACCGCGGCGCTGGGCAACGTGGCCCATGCGTTGGAAACCGGCACGGCGCCGGACGTGGTCCTGGCCATGGTTCGCATCGCGCTGCGCATCACCCCGGGAGGCCAGCCGATATGAGCCTCGCTGATGACCTCGGCGACCTGGTGGTGGCTGTCGCCGCCACCGCCTCGGTTGCCTTTGCGCTCTACGTCACCCGCGACGTGACGCCCCCGGCCATATCGGCGGCCACCAGCTTTGTCGCCGAGTGCCCGACCACCACCCAATACGAAATCTGGCATGTCGGCCCGCAGCGGTCCATGCAGATCACTTGCGAAGGAATCGCACCATGAACCACATTTCCCTTTCTCGTCTGCAGGCACTGCTTCGCATCGCTGAACGTGCTGTCGAACTGCACAAACTCGGAATGATGCGCCGGCACGCATACGCCGCGTTCGACGAAGCTTGCAACGCCTACAAGCGCAAGCGCCGGCTCGGCAGGCTGGAACGCGACAGCGTCCAATGGGACGCCATGATGGACGCCGTATCGGGCGAATACGCCGTCCTGGCTGGCTACAAGAGGGCCGAATACAACGGCAAGCGCCGGCTGGCCACCGCAGTCCGCGCCTACCTGAACGGGGGTGCGAAATGAGCAACATCACCCCGTTTTTCAATCAGGAGTTCAATTTTTCCGTGCGCACCGTCGAGATCGACGGCGAGGTGTATTTGGTCGGCAAGGATGTCGCCGCCGCCCTCGGGTATGCCAACGAAACCGACGCGATGAACCGTCATTGCCGTGGGGTCGCGAAACGCTACCCCATCCAAGACAGCCTCGGCCGCACCCAGGAAGCGCGCATCCTGTCCGAGGGCGACATGTACCGCCTGATCGTGAACAGCCATCTGCCCACGGCGGAGAAGTTCGAAGCCTGGGTGTTTGATGAGGTGCTGCCGACGATCCGCAAGACGGGACGGTACAGCGCCCCCATGTCGCCGGCCGAGCTGCTCGTCGCCCAGGCCCAGGCGCTGCTGGATCAGGAACGCCGCCTAAGCCAGACCGAGCAGGCTGTCACTGCCGTACAGCAGCGCCTTGACCAGGTCGCCGAAACGCGCGTCTGGGACCACTGCCCGCAGAACTGCGAACCCATCACCAAGATCCGCGCACGGATGAACAAGCGCTACGGCCTGCCCGCCTGGGTGGTCGACATGGTCATGCGCGAACTGCCCCTGAGCCTCAAGGTTCACGGCATGGTGCGCAACAACCACGAAAGCGCCGAAGGGTCGCACTACGAGGTGTGGGCCGTCGCTGACGTAACCCGGGTGTTCAAGCAGTTCGTGAGCGAGTGCAAGCAGGAAACCGCCTGGTTCGCCACGCATCCGATGATCCCGGAGCGGTTCAAGCTGCGCAAGGAGAGCGAGGCATGCTAACTTTCCGCCTTTCCTCATCCGACCAGGCCCTGCCTTTCCGCAGGCCGTTCCCGCTCCATGAACGAGACGACGCTTTCCGCCCCCGACAAGGTTCTGCACTGCTCATTCTGCAAGAAGTTCCAGCACTAGGTGTGGAAACTCATTGCGGGGCCGGACGTCTTCATCTGCGACGAGTGCGTCGACTTGTGCAACGACATCGTGTGGGACGAGGGACTCGAGGCCGCCAAGGAAGACCCCAGCCAACTCGCGAGCTATATCGAATCGCACGGGAACACAACGCGCAAAATGGTAGACAGAACAGTCGAAGCTACGCGCCTAATGGCAGATCTCGTCAACCCTCCCCATCACACCAAGCACTAGCCACCGTCATTGCGTCGTCTGGCCTGTCAGTTCGTAGGTCTTCTAGCGGCCACAGGATTCACTCCATCGGGACGTCGCTCGACAGAGGAGGTGCCGATGCGTGAGCAAGGAGAGTCCCTTCTGCCACTGAAAGTGGTGCAGAGCCGAGTTGGGATGGGCAAGACCAAGATCTACGAGCAGATCAAGGCAGGCGCCTTCCCGGCGTGCATCAAGAATGGGCGAACGTCGGTATGGGTTGCGTCAGAGATCGAGAGCTGGATTCAAAAAACAGTGCAGCAAGGTCGGAAGGGCTGAGTCGGCACGGCGATGGGGGCCTATCTAGCCGGGACCATCGCCGCGGCGAACCACTGACCCTAGCTTCGTCAATGGAGCCACAAGGTCTCTACGCCGGTCCTCATTATCAGAGGCGCGCTTTATCTCATCCGCAGGAACAAGCGTCAAGACTACAGTCCACAACTGCCACAACGTCAAAGACACCAGTACCCCATAGGCCAACGAACGAGCTACCACAACATGCTCAAGGACAATGGGGAGTTGCTTTGCGATAGGAGCGACGATCCCGATGAGCAAGATTAGGCAGAGAATTGCAGTCGAATGCGCAATGGGCGTGAAGAATCGCCCAATGCCCTCCCCTCTTTCAGGGTTCGCTGCCACCTCACTATCGCGACGACCAGAAAAACGAAGGCGCTCTGGATAGATGATAGCGAGCCAGGCACCGACTACGGCGAAGATGATTGCGGCGGTAGTTCTGAGTGCTTCATAGAGAGGCCACTGCGTAGCAAACGGAATATTACGCCCATACCAAAACCCAGCAACCACAAGCGCTACGGACAGCACGCTGGCGACGAGTCTGGTGATATGGGTTCGTGTCATCTCAATATCGCAGTGATGGAAGCGTACTGTTTGGTCAGTTGGTCCAGGAGCAAGTTCTTATCAATCAGCTCAGGATCGGCACCATCAAGGTCAAGCAGGAACTGGTCTCGCGCCAATGACTTGGCAAGCCAATATTCCTTTTGCCCCCCCTTCATGAGAAATCCGTAGTCCGCGCCGCTGTCAGCGCCGCCGGACTTTTCCCATTCGTCAATGATAGCCTCCACCCCTGCGCGGTCAAGCTCCACATCGATGCTGCATTCCAAGCGCGCAGAGTCGATTTTGCGTGTTTTCTTGGGCGTGACTCCTGTGAGCGCGAGCGTCTTCTGCCACAACGACAAATCCTCCCGCGCCGCCAACTGCAACACGTCCTTCTTAACGATCCGTCGAATACCCTCTGCGTTGTTCAAGACGTAGTCATGGTTCCCTGGCTTCGTAAAAATTCGCGCTCGGAAGCGAGGATAGAGCTGCAGCACATCGCCATCCGCACCATCGCGATAGCCAATGACCCGGATGTCACCCTCCGCGTCCGCCTCCCGCACGCAGAACGAAGAAAAGTACTCCAAGAAGGATGATATGTAACTTTGCAGCCCGGTTTGCCCCGTGAAGGGACGTACGAAACGCAAGGTCGCAAACACGTCCAGATCTGGAATGAACCAAAAGTATGTTGCGAAGCCCGGGATGCTTCCTGCCTTCGCTTCGTTGAGAATTACGGCTGCCTGGCCAACTCCGGCATTTGCCATCAACGACGGAACTTTCTCGTCAACACCGTGTGTCTCGTTCCAAAGCGTGATCAACCAAGTTTTCCCAGACTGCCCCACATCGGCCAAATAGACCGGGAGCGATCCCCCCTCCGCCGGCGTATACGTCTTGGTTTGCTCAAGTTTCAGGCCACGCGCCCAATGCGAAATGTCGAGCAAGGTACGCGCTACGCCGCCTAGCGCCGGCATCTTGTCGTGACCCTTGTAATGACCACATCGCTGTATCCGATAAAAAGTGACGGTCACCGGCACTGCCAT